GGAAGGCCAAAAAAGGGGTCGGGAATGAATGAGGCTACATTTGCAGGCCGGCGGAAGGTAATCAGCGAGGGCGCTGGTGTGCTTGATAACGCACTGACAAACATGGGCAGCACGCTAGACAGTTACCCCACAGCAAAGGCTGCGCTTGATGCTTTGATTACTTGGGAGATTCAGGTTGCAACCGATCCGCGAGTGAACGGAGGCAAAAAGCTGGTCGATGCCGAGGCTGTTGTGCTGAGTGTTGCGGATGCGCAGGCGCTGGATTCTCTGCTGACAAAATTCCGGGTCGGCTATCTATTGGCGCACGGGTTTGCTGAACACAACAAACTGCGCATAGCCATTGAACAGGCAAGGGGGAAGAATGGAAATTGAGTTGGCGGTTTATCGACGACGTGCCGGAGCCTTAGGAGAAAACGGAATGATTAAAGGTAAGGAGTATCACACCCACACGGAGAGCTATGCGCGTGAAAAAGAGACGTGGTTCGAGGACATACCCGATCATGTCGCTGAGTTCTTGCGCGCCGGGGGAAAAATTTACACCGCTGCGGTTGGCGAGTCAGCATATAACCCGACGAAACAACACGCGTTCGTCATCAATCACAAAACCAAGCAGGGATGGAAGGAGGGAAAATGAGAACACGCACCCCGGAAGAACGTAGAGCCTCTGCCAAAAAAGCACACGCTAGTCGTAGGGCAAACAAAGAAATGGAAGCCCAAAGAGAGCGCGATAGGCAGTTCTACGCGGGGAAGTTAGGAGCGGAGATAGCCGCGATGGAGGCACAACTTGCGCGAGCTAAGAAATTTGTTGATATACGAAAATACGCATCAGTTGCTGGCGGAGCTTTGTTGAGAGACAAAGAAATAGTAGCCGCAGCGGTGCCGTTTACACCGTTCTGCGGAGTTTACTTTCTTGTTTGTGGGAGCGAAGTCGTCTACGTAGGGCAGTCGGTCAACGTGCACCAGCGAATATACCAGCACCACAATGCAGAGCTAATTTTGTTCGATAGTTTCGCATACCAACCCTGTTCGCAGGAGAGCTTGAACACACTGGAGTCGCTGTACATTCACTACTTGCGCCCTATGCGCAATGGTGCCCCTCCCCTGAAACTGGAGGTAATGGCGAAAATATTTGAGGAGAAAACAAAATGAAAACTGAAGGTATCAAGCACGACCAAGACAAAATGCAGATGGAGCTTATCGCCCCCGAGATGCTGACCGCACTCGCAGTGGTGCTTACGTTTGGTGCTCGCAAGTACTCCGCAAGAAACTGGGAGACAGGCATGGCGTGGAGCAGGGGGTTTGGTGCCTTGATGCGTCACATGTGGGCGTGGTGGGGTGGAGAGTCCAAGGACAAGGAAACAGGATATAGTCACTTGTGGCACGCTGCCTGTTGCCTGATGTTCCTAATAGCGTACGAGCAGCGAAGCACGGGGACCGACGACCGCCCCAACACTGCGCCACTGCCCCTTACTACCCAGCTAGACCTATTTAACGAGGCATAAGATGACTACATGGTCTTACAGCAGCTTGAAAACATTCGAGCAATGCGCGAAGAAGTACTACCACTTGAAGGTGCTCAAGGATGTGAAGGATGAGGGCAGCGAGGCCACCATCTACGGTAACGACGCGCACAAAGCTGCGGAGGACTACGTGTCTGCGGGTACACCGCTGCCAGCCCGATTCAACTACATGCAGAAGACACTCGACGCACTGCTGGCTATCCCCGGAGAGAAGCACTGTGAGTTGAAGCTGGGTGTGCAACTCAGTGACACCGGCTACCTACCCTGCGAGTTCTTCGGGGAGGAGGTGTGGTGGAGGGGCATTGCGGACCTGCTGATTATCAACGGGGACACGGGCTACTTAGTGGACTACAAGACCAGCAAGAACGCGAAGTATGCAGACACCAAACAGCTGGACATTCTGGCCGCAGCAGTGTTCACTCGCTTCCCCCAGTTGCGGAAGTTGAAGTCTGCCCTTGCTTTCGTAGTCAGTAACGAGTTCGTGAAGAAGGAGCACACGTCCGACCTGAGCAAATCGTACTTCGCTACATTTACGCCGGAACTGGATAGACTATCGGTAGCGGAAGACACCGGGGTGTGGAACGCCAACTCCGGTCCGTTGTGCAAGTTCTGCCCAGTCACCACATGCGAACACAACAGGAGATAGCCATGCCCTACGTAAACAAGCCCCGCCCTTACAAGAAAGAGTACGAGCAGTACCAAGGCACAGAAGAACAGAAGAAGAACCGCGCCAAACGCAACAAGGCCCGCCGTGAGATGGAGCGCCAAGGCAAGGTGCACAAGGGAGATGGTAAAGACGTTGACCACGTCAAGCCTCTGTCCAAAGGTGGCGGCACCAACACAGGCAACCTGCGGGTTAAATCAGTAAGCGCAAACCGTGGATACGCACGGAACAAAGACAACTCGGTGAAGTAATGGAAATCGTGAACGACGCAGTGGTACTGGTGAAGACCAAGCAGCCACACCTCATTACGGAACGCATCAAGAAATCCAAGGTGCTCCGTGAGCGAGACGGGCTGTTTGAAGTGGCTATCCACTGGGGGCTGCGTGAGGCGCAGGAGCTGGCGGCTATCGGTCTCAAGACTTCACCATCCCCCATACTGCGAGACTACACATGGACAGGGAAGTTCTCGCCGTTTGCGCACCAGAAGGAGACTGCAGGGTTTCTGACACTACGCAAGAAAGCATTCTGCTTCAACGAGCAGGGCTGTGTTGACGCAGACACGGAGTATCTATCCCCTACCGGATGGGTCCGCATCGCGGACTACGCTGGAGGAAAAGTTGCGCAGTACATACCCGAGACCGGAAGTGTCGAATTTGTAGAGCCCAAGGAATATGTGAAGCTACCGTGCGCAGACATGATTCGCATAAAGACCAAGTACGGGCTAGACCAGATGCTAAGTCCTGAGCACCGTGTGTTGCTGGTGGATGGGAAAAGCACCACTGCTAAACGAGAGGTAGTACAAGCACACGAGCTGCTACGGCGCCACGACGCCTACCACAAGGGCGCACGCACCGCGACAGGGGGGACCAAGTTGGGCACAAGCACTATAGCGTTTTCAGCAGCCGCTATACCGACCGCGTTTACTGCAGCTGGCGGCCCCGGTGTGCCCCTGTCTGACGCACAGTTGCGCGTACAAGTGGCGGTTATGGCTGATGGATACTTTGGTAGCACTACTAACCGATGCGTGGTTCGGCTGAAACGCCAGCGTAAAGTGGCACGCCTCCGACTACTACTGCGCGAGGCCAACATAGTATTTACCGAATCCACACCAGAGTACGAAACCGCTAAAGGGTTTCATGTGTTTACGTTCCCGGCCCCGCGACGGGAGAAAAGCTACAGCGCGTCGTGGTGGGATGCGTCGGCGAAACAATTGAAAATTATTGCCGATGAGGTATTACACTGGGATGGGAGTATCGTACGAGGGCAACGCTTCAGCACCACGGACGAACCTACAGCGAATTTCATCCAGTACACGTTCTGTGCTTCTGGGCGTACTGCACGCGTAACCCCCCGGTTTAGGGTGGACAAGGGGCATACGGAATATACAGTGCAGATAAGGGATACACCACGGCTGTATATCAGCGGATCAAAAGCTACTGTCGCTACGGCTCCGTCTTCCGACGGGTACAAGTATTGCTTCATGGTGCCGAGCACCTTCTTGGTCTTCCGCCGTAACGGGTGCGTGTTTGCGTCGGGTAACACAGGTAAGACTGCCAGCGTTATATGGGCAGTGGACTATTTGATGAAGATCAACGCCATCAAACGCGTACTGGTGATATGCCCACTGTCGATTATGAAGTCCGCATGGCAGCAAGACCTGTTCAAGTTCGCTATGCACCGTAGCTGTTCTGTAGCCCACGGTGACGCTGCTGCAAGCCGTAAGATACTCAAGGCCAACTCCGAGTTCGTCATCATTAACTTCGACGGCGTGGCGGTGGTGAAAGAAGAGATCATCAAGGGCGGCTTTGACATGGTGGTTGTTGACGAAGCCTCTGCCTACAAGAACGTCAAGACAAACCGTTGGAAAGTGTTGAACGAGATCATGGGGCACGTAGAGTGGTTGTGGATGCTTACAGGTACTCCAGCAGCACAATCCCCCTTGGATGCGTATGGGCTGGCCAAGCTGGTCAATCCCGCAGGGGCACCGAAATACTTCGGGCAGTTCCGTGACATGGTGATGTACAAGGTCACCGAGTTCCTGTGGAAGCCGCGCAACACTGCGGACAAGATCGTCCACACCATGCTGCAACCTGCGATCCGCTTCGAGAAAGACCAGTGCCTTGACCTGCCCCCACTGACGTTTGTAGAACGTGACGCTCCGCTTACTTCCATGCAGCAGACGTACTACACCAAGCTGAAGAATCAGATGACATGTGAAGCGGCGGGTGAGCAGATCACGTCGGTCAACGCAGCTACCAACCTCAACAAGCTGTTGCAAATATCAGGGGGTGCGGTCTATTCGGATACTGGAGAAGTGGTAGAGTTCGACGTAAGCAACAGACTGAACGTGGTGCTTGAAGTAATCGAGGAGTCATCACACAAGGTGCTTGTGTTCGTGCCGTTCACGCATACCATAAACTTGCTGAGTGAGTTCCTGACCAAGCACAAGATAACCAACGATGTGATTTCCGGCAGTGTGTCCGTCAACAACCGGGCACGGATCGTCCAGAATTTCCAAGAGAAACCGGACCCACACGTTCTTGTTATCCAGCCGCAAGCTGCATCCCACGGGCTTACCCTTACCGCAGCAAACACCATTATCTGGTACGCTCCAGTTACCCGCGTAGAGACTTACCTGCAAGCCAACGCACGTATCAACCGCCCCGGGCAGCATAATCCGATGACGGTCGTGCATATCCAAGGAAGTCCAGTAGAAGCCAAGCTGTACACCATGCTGCGACAGAACATAGACAGCCATACAAAAATAATTGACCTATATCGACAAGAAGTTGACACCAAGTAGTTGACATTGTCAAAGACGTAGGTAAACTCCCAAACTCAACCCCAACATGGAGGCACTATGAGTGACTCGATAGACGGCCTGACCGCCGATAAATTGGTGGCGATCTACTTGAAGATTCGCTCCAAGATCAAAGAACACGAGGAAGAGATCGACCGCTTCAAAGAACAGATGCAGACGATCAGCAACAAGATGCTGGAGTTCTGTGCAGCTGACAACCTCGACAGCATCAAGACCCCAGAGGGCACCATCAGCCGACGCCTGTCGTCGCGTTATTGGACCAGCGACTGGGATGCCATGTACAAGTTTATTCACGACAACAACGCAGGGTTCCTGCTGGAGAAGCGCATCAACAACACCGCACTAAAAGAATTCTTGGCGGACAACCCAGAGTCAGTCCCGCCCGGGCTGCAGTCCAACAACGAATACGTAATATCTGTACGCAAACCAACCGCTAAATAGGAGCGAGCTATGACTAAAGAAGTAAGCATTTTCGGTAACAACGACGTTGTAACGTCCGGCGAACGCAGGCTGAGTAAACTGGCTCAGACCCTTGCATCCAGCTCGATGGTGCGACGCATCCAGACCAACACCAACGGCACGTTCAAACGCTTGGT